AGGGAGATATGTACGGCGCGGGCATTAATACGATGGCGGCTATGGCGGGGATGGTGCCCGGCCCGCCCGGCGATCTGATGAAGAAAGCGATGCAGCGAGTCAGAGTCAAAGAAGATAACTTCGACAAGCAGATGCGAGAAAAGGTTCTTGAGGCATCGCTCAAGGCTTCCGAGAAGCCTGACCGCGTGCTCAAGACCCTTGGGATAAAGGGGCGGGAATCCCTCAAAGATTATCACAAGTCTGACGACGGCATCATCAACGAAACCCTTGACGTGAGCCGTGCCGAAAAATTTGTTGATGCAGATGTCATAACCGCAGATGAACTGCAGGCTGTTAAGTATCTGAGAGCGCCAGAGCGACGACAGAGGGATATGCGCGAAGAGATTTTGAATCAGACGGATCCCGAATATGCCGAGAGCCTGAAGATAACCCGCGATACACCAGAGGGCTACAACCTCGGCGGTTCCGTGTCCGACCTGGTCAGGGATCCATCGATGAGCAACCTGCAGCGGGAGGCACCAAGCCTCTCTCCGGCTCAGGCGGCAAACATTGGCGGCGGATTCTTGCCGTACAGTGGGATGGCAGATATCTTCGGCGAGTACGCCGCCTTCCCCACCGACCCGAACATGACCACTGCTGAGATGATTGTTGGGCCGAGAGGCCCATCATTAGCAGAAAACATCCGCAATAGAGAGATCATAGACTCTGGCCTGCAGATAGCAGGCGGTATTGGAGACTTGATCCCACCCCTGATGGCTGCAGTTGCGCCCATGAGAGTTGCGAGGGCGGCTGCAAAGGCGGCAGACAAACTTCCCTCCAAGCCGTCATCTAGGCCCAAAAAAATATACCCAGAGCGCAAATATGACGAGCGCTTTGACCCCCGCGTTGGAGAAATAGATAGGCTAAATAATCTTAGATACGAGATTGAGTCTAGGGCTGAAAGCATCGACCCTAAAGTATTGAGGTTATCAGACCTTGAGGGCGAGAAGTTTGTTACCTCCATGTCAGACCGCACAAGGGCGGGTGGCCTGATCTTAGGTATAGATGGTGTGCCCCTGTATCGTGCGGTTGACCTGCGTGGCGGTCAAGGTTTTATGTTCGAGAACCCAAATCAGGTGTGGGCATCTGCAGAAAAACCTGCCAACGACATACTAAAGATGGCTAAGGAGATGAAAAAATCTAGCAACGACCCCCTGTTCTTGCCTTGGCGTATGGCACCCACTGGCGGCGACTTCTCTACCACCACGGGCGAGCTTATGCTTGGTTTTGCCTCGGCTAACATGAATAAGTCTACAAAACGATCGCTAGATAAGGCAATAAAAAACTTTAAGACTGTCGGCTCTATGGTACAAGGCAAGAGGGTTAACCAAGGGCGTATGATACAGGGATGGAAGGGTGTTGATGACCCGTCCTCCGTTGAAGTCTGGAGGAATACCCCCGACTCGGTTAGAAAAGAATTAATGAACATGATGGACGTACAGTTCAGGAAAAAGGGAGGACTGTCAATCGGTGCCGCCCGACTGATCAACACAGACCCACCGCAGGTTCTGGCTAAAGACGCAGGAATACAGAATGTTGGAAGGATATACACAGGAGAAGGTCTGACAGCGTCAACGCACCCGTCATACCCATTCGCAGTACCCGGCGAAGGCATTGGATCCCTGCCAAAGGCAGGCGAGGCTACAATATTTGACCTCATACCAGAAGCTAGGCTCGGAGCTAAACAACAAAAAGTTAAGGATCCGGCTAAGCCTACAACCGAAGAAATAAGAGCGCTGCAGATGAAGCCTTACGGCGGCACGGTGACAGAAAATATATTGCGGCGCATGGAGGATAGGGGCGTAGACATAAACTCTCTTACTGGCTTAGCGCCGGGCGCTCTAGCCTTTACGCTTATCAGCGGATCACTGATATCACCAGAGGAGGTTCAGGCAGGTGGCCTAGAGAATTTGTCGGAAAAACTTTCTGTAGAAAAAAAATCTGGCGTCAAGAAAAAATTTGACGAAGAAGAGGTTGGTATAAGCCTAGCCGCAGGCGGAATAGTATCTCTCGACGATATAGATATCTTTGGCTAGTCAGTGAAGCATAGACGACGGTAGCGGCTCGAAGTCTACCTCGGTCAACAGCAAGACCTCTGTGTGAGCGATCACGTTGTCGTCGAAGACCATGTTGATCGCCTTCTCCATAGCATCCTGAATCAGCTCTGGCTTCTCTGGAGACTCGCCGAATATTCTGACGTGCGCGATAAATTTGTTAGTCACGCTGACACTCCTCAATAATCTGCCGGCAGACCGAGCATCCTCTGTCGCCAGAGCCATCGTCGATCAAGCGACTGTCGTGCGCATCGCAGAAATCATCAGAGCTTTGCGCAGTCTCAGCCATATCCCAGTCTATCGTCTCCGCTTTCATTCTACCATCGCAAAAATAAAGACGACAAGGACATAGATCAGCGGCATTGCAAGTGCCGCTAATATTAGGTCAAAGACTCTAGCTATGATGCTCACGCCTCCACCCCTAGCCACGCCTGAATGCCACCTTCGTACTGCTCCTCTGAGACTTCGACATCGTTAAACCGATAGCTGAACCCTTCGCGTGATATACGCTCGGTCACAACCTCCCTTGGCGCACCCACGTCTAAGTTTAGCAGATCGTTCACCATGAGCTGCATCAGATCATTCAGCTCCTTCCTAGAGATCATCTTCTTGCTCGCCTTGCCGTGAAAGACACCGGCGAGGTGGCTGCGCTGTTGATCATTCAGATCAATCGAGATATTAGTCTTCATGTTAATTCCCCTTGCCCCCGAAGGGGCTGTTAAATTTAAATTACTTCTTGACCTTCCAGATCGTGATCTCACACACGCCGTCAGGCTTCTCCGTGCGAGTAACAACCTTGCACTTTGGATCTGAGTTGCGTATAGCGGCGGAGATCTTTTGCTTCTCAACATCATCGCTGACGACAACGCAGTCGCCATACTCCATCTCATAGACAAATCCGTACTTCTTAGACCTGCCGTGCCTCGCAGGGATTGGCTTACCTTTGATAATTTCCATGACTTTCTCCTTGCCCCCGAAGGGGCGGTTGGTGCCTACGCGATCATCGCTCGGCTAGTTGATCCCACTTGGTTGTTGAGAGACACGCCCTGACCCTGCTTGTAACCGCTGCTGAAGCCGTTGTTGCTGCCAATGCTCCAAGATCCTCCTGACCTGTATGCCAGATTGAACTGCTTGACAATCAGATCCTTTTTAACAACCACAAGATCCTTGCCAGTTGTCGCTTGGCTCAGCTCATCCTCGCGCTCCGCTTTGATCGCCCTGCAGCGCTCAAGGATTGCGCACACAACACCTACTTTGAAGCTGTTGCGCTCACCGCGAGTGCCGTCAAACTTCTTAGCTAAGCGCTCGGTCACTGCGACCAAGTAATCAAACATCATCGCAGCCACCTGAGTATCCTCCTTCGTTCCGCAGAACTTGATACCGCCTCCTCTTTTAGTCGGCATTGTGCTTGTCAAATATGAAGCCGACCAAGCCAAGTTCCACACCCACAGAGAGTTGCGAGACTCACCAGTGTCAGCTTGGATCATGTCGTCGCCCTTGAGTGTCTGAGCATTCAGCTCGGCGAACTGGATATCGTGCTTACGCATCATGCTCTCGGCTCGGCGCAACGCTATCGACGCCTCGTTCTCGTTGGACGCTGAGTGCTTCGCCATAGCCAGTAGCTTGGCGACTCTATCCAACATCTTTGCTCTATCGTTCATGCCCTTCTCCTTGCCCCCGAAGGGGCTGTTGTATTTAAAAGTTGTGGTCAATAATTGCGTTATATGCTGCGCATTTAGTTTTGTAAGGCCCGCCGTGGAAAGCCTCTTCGCCAGTTACTTCACTCAGAACCTGCCAACCGTTTTGCGTTTTTTTCACAATATAGCCAACCCTGATACAAATCCTTACAAGGTAAGAGCCTGTGTTTAATTTTCTTGGTTTGAACATTCTTTGTATTCCTTTTTTCGGGCTAGTTTCTCTGCTTTCTGGTATCCATTATACAGGCTTCGTGTCGTTGTGCAACTATTTATACACTAATATTCAAAAATATTTAATTAATTTATTTTGCTGCAAATTGTTGCACAACGACACGCGCCATGTATAATGGTCACATACCCAAGGAGAAATGACATGAAAAAACTTATTACTGCTCTTGCTGCAGTTGAGCCTTCAGACGATGACCCAAAGTTTGGCTTCTACAAGCGCCCGACCAAAGCTGAGTGCTACACAACTGAAGAGGTGGCGCAATGAACGCGCAAGAGAAGAAGGTGTACTACAATCGTGTGAGGCGCACCTGCGCCAAGCACGACATTGACATCGAATACGATGGCGTCCCAAAGTGTTATATGGGCGTAGATCTGATTAA